AAGTGTGGAAACAAAGCTAAAACACGTAAAGATTACTGTGATCATCTCAAATACGAGATGGGGAAGATAGCCTCTGACGGATCTATTTATGCTGCTTTGAATCCTAGTTGTAATTTTTTTGACAGTTCTTGGGTCGTTCGTCCTGCAGATAGAACTGGCTACATGTTAAAAAAGGTGGCTTATGAGCAACCTTATGAATTAAACTCGAATAGCTATGAGTTAGGTGAGTTGGCTTTTGATCTAAGAGAAAAGGCAGCAGCTATACGCAAAGTCAGTGATATAGAAAAGATCATCAATGGGACCGTAGAAGAATCCGTTAGCTCTTTAGACAAGAAAGATGAAAAGTTACTGCGTAAATATAAGAAAGAAACGCTTCCTAAAATAACAAAGAACACCAAGCCGCTTGGTATCAGTGTTATGAAGATTACGATCTCCCACAAGCCTGGTGACGTTCTAAAAACCACCGAGGATATGGGCATGCCTCTAGGTCTCAGTGAACTAATCCCATATTTTTTAGGTCGTATGACTAAGGAAGACAGCGGATGTGAGTGCGATAAGAAAACACTAAAATCAGCAAGCCAACACTTACCTTTGATCTTAGATATATTCAGTACATACCCTCGTTTTTATTCCGACTTAATAAAAGAAGCTCAACTAGATAAGCAGGCTTATAACCCACAACTAGCACAGCAACTAGCACCACATCAAAATAGTCGAATGATTGCGGATGATTACCTGTATCGACGGATGGTTCCGACAACTTTCAGAGGTAGAGAACGTCCGCTTACAGACGTCGTAAACTATACAAACCCTACGACAGGTCAGCAAATGCAGACCAATTACGGGACTGTGCAAAAAACACACGACAAATTGAGAGAGCATGACTACAAACAAAGTGTTCCTTTGTTAGGTGCTAGTGCTCTCCTTGGTGGAGTTTCTTTGTTAGGCAAACGGTTATCGCCTGTTACACGTGGACTTTCAGCTTTAGGTGCTTTGGGCGCGGGTGCTTTAGGTGTTGGAAAAATGATGGGCCAGACAACGGGACCTACTGTACAAACAGATCAAGGTCGTGTATCTGGCTGGACAGAGATGGTCCCTAAAACCGCTTCTGCGCTTGCACCAGAAATCGAGTATTCGGTCAGGCGAGGTTTGGACGGCCCAGTAGAACCTCTTCCAAAAACTTATACAGATGAATTTATGTCAAAAATTAAGACGGCTGAAATTAATGATGAATATTCTTCCGTTTTAGGACCCACATTAGACTTAAATGTGGTTGCAAAAGTAGTAGGAGAAGCAATAATTCAATGGGTATGATTACTTGTGTTTGAAACTCAAGTAACCTATCATTAACCACGAACCTTAATGGAGAAATCTTTTCATGACAAGCGCAATTGAACGAATCCTAGGCCAGTTAGATGAGTCCGATGACTCTGTAACTGAAAAAACCGCAGAAACAGAAGCCCCTTCTTTGGAACAGAACATGCTTGATAAGGTGCGTGAGGTTTCAGAAGCTACAGCTAAGACCGCTACTGAACAAAGCGAACCAGCAGAAGCTTTGGCAAAAATGGCCAGCGATGCGGCAAATGCTGAAGATGCTCGTCTTCTAAAGGAAGCAGAGAATACCGGCGCAGCTATTTGTGATGGTTTCATGAGTCGAATGGCTCAGTATGACACTGCACTTCCTGAGGCACCCGAAGCTAAGACTGCTTCTACGGATCAGTTGAAGGAAGCAGCTCAGAGCGGGTACACACAGGGGCGCGAAGCTGTTGAAAAGGAAGCCTCTGAAGCATACGAACAAGGCTATAACGATCAGTTGGCTGAGGTTCATAAGATTGCTTCTCAGATACATTATGCAGGTCAAGAGGCTGCGGCCACACTTGTAAAAACAGCTGTTGAAGCGAACAACAAACAGTAGTCGTGAATATGCCTACACCTCTAAACATACAAGAATTAGCTCAAAGTGTTTTGGACCAGGTGTCTGAAACACCCGTGAAGACCGCTTCTGAGCAAGAACTTCCAGAAGAGTTTAAAACCGAAATCGGAAAAGCTCTAAAGGAAGCTGCATCTCTGGTTCGTGGTTGTGACAGTGCTGATGTTACGCAGGAAGATATTCATTCCCTGTTTAAAGAAGCTCAGGCCCAGTCTTCAAAGGAACCTGTTACCTCAGAACACCCAAGTGTATTTGGTGATGAACTCCGAAAACTAGCTAAGATCGTGCGAGACAGAGGTGTTGAAGAGCATACTAATACTTACAAGCAAGCAGCTCATATGATTAATGCTGCTGTAGGCCTTGCGCATTTAACGAAAACAGCTTTAACCCCACAAGACGTAGCAAAGAGAGTAGTCAGCGGTACTCGAAGCGCGTTAAAAAAGGGAACCAAACCCGAAGCATTAAAACAGCGCCTTGAAGACATATCCTCCCGTGGTTATGGTAGAGAGCAAGTTTCTACAGCTAAAAGAAGGGCTGCGGGCGCTGAAATACCTATGTTAGAACCTATGCCTAAAAAATGGCATGCTCTCGATCAGACAGCAAGTGAGTTAGCTGAAGGGTTAGGGCGAAAAGTTCCCGTCTAAGGAGTCTTTAATGATTGATTTCAATAAAATTGCAGAAGTACTTGAAACGATGGCTGTCTATGTTGATGATGTCGAGTGGAAAAAGACAGCTACGGAACGCAAGGCTCACGATAAGAAGATTGACCAGATAGCTGAACGCTACGTCAACAAGACGGGCGAAGCTCTCAACGATAGCTCAAGAGAAAAGTTGTCTAAGTTAGACGGTGATGCTCTTAGCGATATCTTGAAAATTGGGGCTGTTGCCAATGGCGACGGTACTCTCGAATCACTTGGTGGCCCTGCAGACGGTGTTGACACTTCTGGCAAGTCTCACAGCGTTAAAGAAGCAGCTGCACAAGCTGACGATAAATTTTTAAATTGGATTATATCATAGGGGTATAATCTTTAGGTTCAGGAGAAAATAGTTATGGCAAATCTTACAGACAAATTTGATGTACTCAGAGGATGGCATCCTGGAGGCGACTCCAGTATCGATCACTCTTTTGAGCCCAAGGAAGTTGCGAGTGTTCCCGTTACTTTGCTTCCAGGCACCATTGTGGAGCGCAAGTCCACTGGTTTGGTGGAAGCGGGTGTGGGTACTGTTGACGTAACCCCCGGCACCGGAGTTCCTAAGAAACTCTATGTCGTCCTCGAAGGTAATGGCGAAGATCTGTCCACCCAGTTTGTGGATAAGGTTGTTTGTCTTTCCGGTAAACTTGTTGTTCGTACTGATAAGATCGAAGCAGGAGAAACTTTTGCTGTAGGTCAGATGGTTTCAGTCGGACATGCTACCGCTGGTCTGTTAGAAGATCACAACGGTACCACGGAAGTAACCCAAATCGTGGGTCATGTTCTTGCGAACAATGTCACCGCTAACGGCACCATTGACGTCTTCCTTGATCTATAGGCCTTTAAAGGACACGGAGAAAAAATCATGTCTAATTATGAAACAGAAACCGAGAAAGTCTCGGCCCAGTATATCAACTCCAACTTCGTGCGTAAGCTAGAAGAAGGCCGCGTCAAAGAGGCTACGGAAGAAGGCAGTGCTTTCATTCGTACCAAGATGCGTCAAGAAGCTTATGTACGTGAAATTCTTCCCCCAATCCTGCTTGCTGATGACGAAATCGATCGTGATGAGAATACAGATCAGCCCAAGAAGATCGTTGAGAAGGAACCCGATTCCGTTGCTACGTTCGTTCCGTTCTATGGAACTGGCGATCGTACTCTGTTTCGCGGTCCTCGCTACGCGGTTTACTTCGGTAAGACCGAGTCACAGCGTTTCCGTAAGAGCAAGTTCGAACTGATGACCTATCAGAATGATATCCGAAAGATTCTCTCTGATAACTCAGTGAAGGACATGGCAGATGAGGAAGACAAGAAGTTCACCGCTACTTGTGAAGCTGCTCTTGCTGTAACGACTAACGTTATCGCGACTGCAGGTTTTGCTGTTGCTCAGTTTAGAAAAGGCTTCCAGTTGATGGTTAGTCAGCGTCTGCCGATTGGTAAGATGTTGATGACCAAACAATGTTACTACTTGGCACTTGACCTGGTTGCAACTGCTGTTGGTGATCCGATTGCTAGCCGTCACTATGACGAAGGTATTGAGAAGGAAGAAAGACTTTGGGGTCTGCCTGTTGTCTCAACCATCAAGAGTGACATTCTGCTTGGTATCGGTGGTGCCAGCCATTCCATTTACCTGTTTGCTCCGGAGAATTTCCTTGGAAACTTCTTCCTGCTTCAGGATGCCACGCTGTACATTAAGCAAGAAGCCGATATGGTATTCTTTCATTCCTATGCAGCTCCAGGTATTGGAATCGGTAATATCAATAGCATCGTTCGTATCGATATCACCTAGACAACTTATGGTTAACTCTGGGGTGGCCTATCTTCGGGTAGGTCACACCTGTAACTGAAGGTACGTTCATGAAAAAGCTTTATTGGCTAAGGAATACACAGCCCTGCAAACTGGAATTCCCTTTAAAAGACTGTGCAGGGCAACCTCTGAAATTTACACAGAAGGGAACTTCGTTCGCTCGACGTTGTGTTACAGAGGAAGTCCGAGAGCATGAACTAATTGTATATTATGTAGATCGGAAAATCCTTGAAGATGAAGCTGACGTACTCGAAAAACCCGTAGCCGCACCGACACCGGTTAAATCAGCAAAGAAACCTGCTCCCGCTCCAGAACCAGAGCCTGCGTCAGAGGTCGAAACGATCCCTGAACCAGCGCCCAATCCTGAACCCGTTGAGTCTAGGTCAGAGCCCGTGTCCGAAACAGTGGAAGTAGAAGACAGTGCTGAAGAGGAGGAAAAACCTGCTCAAAAACCAACCCGTCAAAGGCGAGGGAAGAAGAGTTAACCTGTTTTAGCATCTCACTTTAACTACTTGATTCGCGCATAGTACTTTCAAAGATGCTGTGCGCGTTTTCTTTTTAGAAACATGACTACACAACAAATAAAATGGAAGCCAAATACAGCGCCTAATATCGTTGCTTATGAAATCTTAAAAAGTGACACAGGCGCTACTGGTACGTACACTACTTTAATCCAAATCCTTCATCAGATTCCAGGAAGCAACTATAACGAGTCAGGTGGCTACTTTTACTATAACGACACAGAAATCCCTTACAGATACTATCGTATACGTACACTAGACAGGTACGGAAGCACTGCCGAAGACGAAGCTCCTACACCCTTTCAAGCAGGAAACGATCCAGTAGAAACACCCACATTACATACAGCTGTTCTAGATGAGAACGCGGGTGGCGATAATAATTTGCAGTACATCACTGAAGGTGGAACCCCTGTAGATGCAGCAACGGTACGTGTCTACAAAAAAATAGATTGGGATACACAAAATTTAACTGCGGTAATTGGAAGCACGATTACCAACACAGCAGGGGGATGGACGTCTCCAGTCTTTGTTCAACCAGGAGAGACATACACGGTAGTGTATCACAAACCAAACGAATATGGCCCTGACACACAAGAGATTACTATATAGGTGACCTATGACTGTTGTTGCTACCCCCGCCACGCCTGTAATTATTACAACCGATCAAGTTAGGATGTTCTTACGAGATCATCCTGATTATAATATACTAATAGAAGGCGTGCAGTTCCGTCAAGACGAGATCAATTTTGCTATTGAGATGGTAACCTCTAAATACAACGCAATAACCCCACAAACAATGATAGTTCCATCGTCTTGGCCTACACACTTACAATACGTGTTGCTTCTAGGTGTAGCTGCTTTTCTGATGAAGATGGAAGCTTCCAAACAATTACGTAACCAACTAACTTATCAAGACGGAGACATTGCGCCTATCGGTATAGATGATAAGCACGCCTCTTATGTTCAATGGGGTCAAATACTACAACAAGAATGGGATTTTATTACGCGCAACATTAAAACTCAGGATAACCTTGAGTCAATCTACGGATATATTCGCTCTGGATATTCATATGTTACAAGATATAGTAGGCAATAGAAAAAAATGAAAAACTTATTCTATAAACTAGGTCAGCAAGCCGCTCTATTAAAATTAGGAGCTGCTCCTGGAGCTAAGATGAAAAGCGATCTAAGTTCGATAGGGGGCTTATCCGGTGGCGGAGGAATCAAACCTTCAGGTTCGCCTCTGTCTCCAGGAGGACTCAAAAATCCGTTAATTCAAGGAAGTAAAATAAAAACTCCAGGAATGAACGCCTTCAAACCTTC